ATATTAATATTGTTAACACTTCCACCTTCTAAGAGCTAAAGCTTTTCTAGTGGGTCTACCTTTACTATCTTTCATTGGTCCTTTGTTACCACTCATACGAGCACAGAAGCTACGCTTTCTAGGACCACCACCAGGTTGAGGGGCTTTTAAGTTAGAACCTGTAGCTCTGTTATACTTAGCTCTTCCCTTTGCAGTGAGACCACCTTTACGACTCTTCTCACCTCTACCTAGAGATAGTGATACACTCCTAGCCATCTTACTTCTTTTTAAACCCACGCTTCATATTAGCGTATGACTGAGGTGATATAGTAGACTTCTTCTTGCTACGACTAATGCCTAGCTTTCTTCTTCTGTTTATGTTTGCGTATAATCCTTTTTTCATTTTCTCATTAACATCTCCATCATTCTATCTAGTTTACCGTTAATCTCTTTAACCGTAGTTTCAAGACCACTCATTCTATTCTCCACAGCAGTGTCTCGTTCTCTTTGGGTAGCAAGTTCTACTTCAATCTTTGTTAATCGTTCTTCATCTTTATCCAATCGATCAGCAAACTTTTTTACTATCCAACCAAAGACACCAATTATAATCGCTAGTGCAGTGTCAAGAAAGTGTGATATTGTTTCAGTCATTGTGTGTTAAGTTGATATAGTTGCTCCTGGGGTTGCCAATACTTTCCAAGAACCACCTGATCCAGCCACTCCTGTGTACATCGCTAGACAAATAGAACCAGAGTTTCCATTAGATACAACTGCAACTTGACCCTCTAGAGCACCATCTGCTGCTGTTAAAGCATTCATTTCTGCTACTGTACCACCTGCTAAAGTTATGTTTCTACCAAACACTGCAAAAGCTTGGGTACTAGGTGCATCTTGAAAACCAAACCTTAATGCTTTTGCGTTAAGGGACATAGCAATTTCCGTAGGAGTACCTGCCTCATCTGTATCTTCAAAGAATAATTGAGTAGCAGTTCCTTTAAGTTTTACCTTTGTTGCAGTTAGATCGTACCCTGTTTCATTTAAAGTGCCTATACCTACACCACCGTTAGAATAGTTTAACTCAGTATCTGTAGCACTTATCTTAGCAGCTGTAACAACACCGTCTGAAAGCGTAAGAGTAGTTGCACCTGTAACATCCCCTGTATGCGTAGCATTTGTAACCTTTGCTGTGTTAGCTGCAACAGCAGCATTTGAAGCTACATCTGAATCTGTAATGTAATTAGCACCGTTAGTAAGTTGATTATTGTTTGTAGGTACTGAAGCTGCTGTAGCGTAAGTTGAACCAGCGTCCAAATCGCTAATCATATTAGAGTTTGTTTTTGTAATAGCCATAGTTTTAAAGTTGTTCAGTCATTGTGTGTTAAAGTGCTGAGATGATAAAAGCAAGTAACTCAGAATATCGCACAGACATTTCTGTTACCTCTGAATATCCTTCTTGCTCCTCATTGGATACTGACCTTTTACCATCTACTGTTTTCTCCCACCAAGTATTCTCAGCTATTATACCATACCGCATTGGATCGAGTCCCTCTGCTTGAAACGCTCCTTGTAACTCTTGAGCTATGATTCCGAAGTGATACCTTGCATTTGACCCTTTTTCTTCAACTGCTTTTTTAAGTCTGTATTTTTTAAGAAGACCTTTTGCAGTTACAGCTACTTTTTTTTCTGCTTCGCTAAGTTCTTCGATGTCCTGTTTTAAATTTAAATCAGAACCATTAAAAGCACCTGTAGACGAATATACATCTTGCCATTGTAAACTAGATTTACCTAAATCATCTTGTGCAGTTGTGTTTGGGAAAAGACTACCACTAAACGAAATATCACCATTAGCGGCAAAAGCGGTTGGGTAACTAGTTGCTGTTCCTTTAAAAATTCTGCATACTTTAGCGTCAATACCGTGGTTGTGGATATTACCAGTATCTTTAAAAGTATCTAATAGAAAGGACTGACTCTCATCAATAACAGGTGAGTTAACGCCAGGTTCATTGAGGTAGAGTTGTCCACCTTCTGTTGATGAACTTGAATCATACAGTACGATGTTAGTTGATTTAATTACAACTCCATCAGCAATCTTTGCAGTAGTTATTGCATCGTCTGCTATCGTCAGTGTAGCATCTCCTGTAACATCTCCTGTGTGTGTAGCGTTAGATACCTTAGCTGTGTTAGCAGTAACAGCAGAGTTATTAGCTACCTCAGTATCAAAGTCAGATATAGTTGAAGCAAGTTGAGTACCTGTGTGATTAGCTCTGTTCTTTAAGTTAGCGTCTGAATCATTCGCTGTAGAACCATCTGCTACATTTAAAACCGTCCTTACTTCAGTCGATGTCAAAGCTTGCGGAGCAGCACTACTACCACTATCGTTACCTAGTAAAGTGTTATTGGCAATATTCTCGATGCTAGATAAGGTAAGACCAGCTGAAACAGGAACTGAGTAACCTCTTTGTATAACAACAATGTTAGAAGTGTTAGGAGGAGCACTAGTAAAAGTAATTGTGTTTGCTGTAGAATCTATGGCATAGGCAACGGTAGGTTCTTGCATTACACCATCAATAGCTACTTCATACATTGTATCACCGTTTAAATCAATCCCTGGACTAAATGTAAAAGCAGTTGTAGAACCATTACCTGCAAAAGTGTATTTAGACGAAGCAGTAGAAGACCCTGTTATTTGATTGGATATTTGTTGGTTAACATAAGCTTCAGAAGCCCCAGAGAAAGATAGACTATCAGCGTATGATTTATTTACCGCATCAGTTGTTGCTGTGGGAGTAGCTAGACCTGTGATCTTATTGTTCCCCATTGCTAACGCACCAGTCATAGAGTCCCCAGTCTTGGTAACTTGTAGAGCATCTTGTGTGTCCACATAGTTCTTAGTGGCAGCATCCTGTGCAAGAGTAGGATCAGCTACATCAACTATCTTAGCTAAGTCAGCTTCAAAGTTACCTGCACTGTTCTTAGTCATTACATTCTTACCACTACCTTCTTCTATCTCTTCGTTAAGATATAAGTTGTGTAAGTAAGCACGGTCTAGTTCTACTTCAGTAAGTACACTACCGTTTTCAAAGTCTACTAGAGCAGTATCAGATGCACTGTCTCTTTTAATTCTTATCCTGTCAGCTGAAGCAGGTGCAGATACAAACCTGATAAGCTTAGAAGGAGAGGTTACTATTGTATAGTCTGTGGTTAAAGCTTTAGTAACAAAAGCACCACCTGGTACACTCGCTTGATCTACTTGTACAACAATGTGAGAGTCATCAAGATAAGGAAATGAAAAAGCGAAATCTTTGTTGTCAGTACCTGTTCCGTCAGCACCTGTGTAATCTACGAATGTATTAGCCATGTTAATATATTATTAGTTTGTTTGTGATAAAGTTCAAGCACTATTGATTAGGTCCAAATTTGTCGAATGGTCCTTCCACCTTTCTACGCTTCCTCCTAATTTGGGTTGGTTCTTCTTTTACAATAAAACTTAACCAAGATTTTCCATCTGAATTAACAAAGTTTTTATACCTTGGGTTTTCTTGCATAACAGTCCAGAAATGATTTCTATATTCACTTAGTTTATCTTTTATAAGTTGACTCCTAGATTGCTCTCCCTCTAAGGGTTCTCCGTATTGTATAGCTTCTTTATACTCCTCGCTCTTTATCAATCTGTTTAGAGCTTGTCTTAGGTTTAATTCTTGGGTATCTGTTCCTATAGTTGTCTCTTTCTTTTTTCTTGATACTAAATCCGTGTAAGCTTGAAACAAAGGATAGTCGTTAGATTTATTCCTAAACTTTCTCATATCTATGCCGCCTCTAGTATAAAATGTTTGATAGTTGAACTTCTCGCTAAAGTTAGCAATCGTTTCCATTACTCTATCATCTTTAATCTCAGAAGCATAAATGGGGCTTACTAAACCGTATAGACCTTCGTTGGTGTATTTCCTTTTTACCTTTTCACCTAACATATTACGCTCTATACGCTGCGTATCTAAACCTACTTTCATCTTTAAACGCTCAACAAAACCTATAGCCTTCTTCTGATATTCTTCATTAGCTGTTGCTATTTCTCTCAATGCTCTCGGAAAAAAAGTACCTGCTAAATTGGCGAAGAATGTTTCTAATCTACCTGTAGGATTCCGTTCATCCAGAAGATCAAACATCTCTTGAATGCCTCTAAGAAAGTATTTATCCTTAAAGTTGGTTATAAAGGAAGACCACACAGTATTAAACAAACCTTGGTACTCTTCTGTGTCTTCATCTCCTGTCATTATTAAATAATGTAAACCGTCAGCGTAAGCCGATACAATCGTAGAGAACGGTTCAAATTTACTGTAATCAATAGCCTGATCTCCTATAAATATAGTATTAGGTCTCCAACCTGCCTCTATCATTCTCTCCCTTTGATCTGGAGTTAAGTGAGCACCTGTACCTGTTATGTTGTTATTTAGAATTGGTAAAGTAACACCAGCTGTAATCGTTAAGCCTAACATTGTATTAGCAGTCGATTCAGCTCGTACTTCTATAGTCTTTAAGATTAAGTCCTCTTTTTGTTGTAACAGAGCAGAACGGTCTGCGATTAGTTTATCCTTTATCTCTTTACTTATAGGTTTAGCGGTCAGTCCTTCTGTTAATTCAGCTATATGCTCATCTATTTTATTAATCCTAAAATCGAACTTAGTATTACCTAATCTAGTTAAAGCCCAATATGGTACAGCAGTACCAGGAAAAGTATCAACAGTCCACTGAGCAATAGCTGTAGGTGTTTTAATAAAAGCAGTCATTAACCTAGTAAAAATTTTAGCAGGATTAATGTAAGGATCGTTATAAGCTGCGTTTAAGAATCCACCACCTGCTGGACCTCTAGTTCTACTCCAATTTGCAAACGACTTGGCGAGCATGGAAGTCCATTTATCAGCATAACCTTGTTGGAATGTTATAGACAATGCCATCTCTCTGATGTCCTCAAAGTCTTCGTGGTTAGCCCAAGTCAACATATCACCTTCTTTATTCAAAGCTTTATCTGCTTCTTCCTTTACAAACTTTTCTAAAGCATCACCTGTTAGACCCTGCTTCATTCCTTTCTTCATACTCTCGGCACGAAGATTACGCATAGCTCCTAAAAATAGAAACGGTTGGTCAGCTGTACTCATTGCTCTAAAGCTTATAGAAAACAAAGGGTCAAACAGTTTGCTGATCTTAGTAGTAGGTTCTCCTATAGCCATGTCTTCGAAGAATCTACGCATCCGATTTGTGCTTTCAGCTGTTTCTACACCGTATGCTTTGTAAAGTTTTGAAAGCTCTTTTTTGTTCTTAAAGCTTAATTTAAGAGGGTTTTCTACCATTGATGTTAAATCATCAGCTGCACCTACCAAATCTTCTTCGTGTCTTTTTAGATTGCTAGACATAAAAGAACCTTCACCGCCTTGTTTAAATGTTTGTTTTAAAGCACGCCAAGCATCACCGAAATGTGTCCAATACAAAGACATCGCTTTTATGTCTTCTAGTGCTACTTCTAGTGCTTTAATATCACGGTTCATCTTACCTAGCTTTTGTAGCTGCTTGATAGACGAATACTCTTGCAGTGCCTTTCGGAGAGGTTGTACTACATTCATTATAACAGCAGAGGGTATACCCACAGTCCAAGTTCTTACACTCATAAGTAACCCTGTATTCATCCTCCACTTCTCAAGCACTCGCAGAGATAACTCTAGGTTAGCCATATCAGAAGCACCTTTACGATTCATGTCGTAGTAAGCTTGTAGAAACTGTTTATTAAAAAGATTCTTAGCAGCTATCTCTTCATTTTTTATTTGATCTGTAAGTTTCTTCCTAGATTCTCTAGCTTGCTTCTTTAGTATCTTAATACCTTCTGGATCGTTTTGTATCTTCCTGCTTTCTAATTTAAGATACTCTTTGATTTCATTAATACTCTTGTTAGACATTTCATCCAACTCCTGTATCTTCTGTCTCAAAGCATACTGCTGGAATATTTCTTTAGACTTAAACCTACTTAGTATATCATCTCTAACAGTTCCTATAGTGTTAGCTAATTCTACTCTGATAGTATTAAGTAAAACTGTACGCTCTGTACTACTGAGGTTTTTAAGCTTATCAGATATATCTTTGATTACATCATCAACTAACTTCCTTTCCGTACCAAACTTAACAGCATCTCTTATCTTCTTGCCTATGTTATCAATTTCTTCTTTTAGTATTTTTTGTACGAATTTACTACGATTTGGCAAACTATCTATAAATCTTTTACTATTAACACCATTCTTTAAATCTTCCAATACAGACAGTGCTTTCTCTGTAGCTGCTGGTTCTAAGTTCTTAGCTTGATTGATGTCTTTGATAATAATGTCGATAGACTCCTTGTACTTCTCTGGGTTCTTAATTATATCCTGAACATCGTCTAAAGTTTTATTGACCTTTTTAGTTATGTTCTTGTTTACTTTAACAGCATCTTTAAGCGTAGTAGTAACTCTGTTAGAAAATAATTCTAAAGAAGCTTTATTCTTAGGTGATGATACTCGTAGTGTTTTGAGTACTTGATCACTAATTCTTTTTTTGTAACGACCCCATATAGTATTTAAACTATCTTCTAATGTTAGATTAAAAGACTTGTCTAAGGCTTTAGATAAATCGCCTGTAGTACCCAACTCCTCGATAAACTCTATTTCTTTTTTAAAGTTATTTAGTATGTCAGCGTTACCTGCTTTACCTGTTTTAGCATCGTCTATCAAAGCTAACAGAGAATCTATACTATTTATCTGATTCCTAACTGCCGAGTTGTATTCAAATGGATTGGTTAAATCTACTTTCTTCTTCCTGAAGCCAGCTAACAAACGACCTGCTATATTAGCTGTTCTAGCTCTTATGTCTATTAGTTTACGGTTTCTTCTTAGATCATCTTCTATATTAACTATTTTACTTTTGATATTTGAGAACTCTTTTCCTACATCTACAGTAGAACCTGCATTGATGGCATCGTCTAGTTTAATTAAGTCAGCAGCTAAACCATTAACTTTAGGAGTCATCTGATTGCTCAACTTCCTAGTCTCCCTGACCATAGCTTGTACCTGTTGAGGGAAATCTTGTTTATCTTGTATGGCTCTTTCTATTTCGTCCTCTGGGTTTAACTTAGGCTTTGGTTTCTCAACAATAGGTATCTCTCCTTCAGGTTTCTCAGTTACAACAGGTTTTTCTGCTTTGGGTTTAGTTTCAAGGGTTGGTGCTTCTGGTTCTTCTAATCCTAACTCTTTATCTTTAGGATCAATCTCAATCTCTAGTTCTTTTCTAACAGCTTCTTCTTCTTCAATAGCTTTCTTTAAATCTTCTACTGCTTCTTTAGGATCGGCTTTACCTTCTTTAGCCATGCGGACTTTCTTTAAAGCTTTTATCTTACTCATCTGAGAAGTTATAAGCCTACCTGCACCGTATGTTGTTAAGTTAAGAAGTGTACCATATACACCTCCCTCATATAGTTCCTGAAATCTTTTCGATATAGCTTGTTCAGTTTCGAGATCATCAACATCAGTTCTTATATAGTCAGCTACAGCTCCTTTAAGAAATCCTTCTAATGCTATCTTAGTACCTTTTAAAGCTTTCCTGCCCAACTCACCGCCCTCTATGACTTTCTCTAAAGCTTTACCTGTCTTCTGTATTTTAGAAGCTTTAGATAGTAATTTAACTCCACCTGCTAACGCACCCCCTGGACCTGCAAAAGACATGATCCAAGATAACATATTAGAGGATACCTCTTCTACAGTAGACTTAGGGTCACTCAAGAATTGATCTTCTAAAGATATTTTAGTACCTAAAGGGATAACCTCATTAACACTGTTGTATAAATCATCTACAGTTCTAAGAGTACTTCTTTTAATAATCCTATCTACTGGTTCAACTCTAGCTGCTGTACTTAAACCTATACCTATAACCTGCCTAGCAAACGGATGCCAAAAAGCTTCGTCTTCTTTACTTCCTACACTTTCTTTTTCTTTATCTATATCTACAGCTTTGCCTTCATCTCCTGTCAGGTTTAAATCAACCCATCCATCTTGTGGTTCAGGCTTAGGTGATACTGTTGATTTTGTAACAAATGGTTTGCCTACTTTCTCTTCTTTTTTTTCTTCTTCAGCAAATAAAACAACCCACCCATCTTTGTCTACCTTCATATATTATTGAATACCTTTCAGGAGTGCAGCTTGTGCTAATCCTACAGTATTAATATCCTCTTGAGTCAAAACACCAAAAGCTTGATTCCATTTTTTAAAAATAGGAAAGTCATCTAAGTTTCGTTCTGTTTCTCCTAACTTAGAGTAAGTACTCCACTCGTTTCTGATTAGATCAAACTCTTCACCTAACATGACTTGTGTTTCAAAATAAGGAGTCTCCCTGAAATCTATTCTCAATACAGATTCTCCCCTAGATGCTTCTAAATCAATAGCTTCTTGTGGGTTTCTAAATCCCCACTTCCTGTGTATTAATAATTCAGTGTCTTCTAAGTCTAAAGTATCACCGCTAGTATCTTCTTCTATTGTACTTCTGATAACTCCTACTTTTTCCCATGCTATGTTACGACTGTCAATATCTAGTTTACCTAGTTCATCTAAGTCCACATCGTAAATAATCTCTTGTTTTCTTTGTTCTTCGTTATCAGGTGCAAATGCTGCATACTTCTGCTGCAAATAACGCCAGTATGTACCTACTGTTTTCCTAAAAACTTCTTCCCCTTTTTCTAGAGTTATTTCAGTAAGCGGGTCTACTTTAAATTTTTTGTCCTCTTGTATTTCCTCAAGGAAGCTTTCCTTATAATTCTTTTCAGCTTGTTTTATATCACGAAAGTTACCTATTACTTCTTTCTTTATTTTATTAAAAGCTTTAATTATTTCTTCGTCTCTATTAGGAGCACCTTTTAATTCAGTCTGCTTTTCTTTTAGTAACTTATTATATCTTTCTTTGAAAGGTGCTGTTTCTCTAACGACCATCTCAGAAACATCTTGGCTGCTCATATTTTTATATAAATCTTGTATTACCTCATTGAATCCAGACTCAAACTCATTCTCTCTAGCTGAGTACATTTCCGAACGCTCAAACCATGTGTTAGCTACTTGTTCTTCTTCAATTTTAGCAGCTTCAACTTTCATGGATAAATCTGTTATAGGCACATTTCCTATTTCACCTCCAGCATTTAATACCTCCTTAGCACTTCTGCCTTCCTTTACAGCTTTTCTCATATTTTCTGTTACTATCTTCTTTTGCTCCTTAGATAAATAAGAAGCAGATCGCTGTGTAATCTGTAAAGCGGAGTAATCTATTTTATTTGCAGCTAAACCGTAAGCCTCCCTTTTCGCATCGTTACCGTAATACAACCTAGTGTAATCTAATAGTCTAGAGGTTGCTTTGTTTTCTAATAAACTTCTAGCTTCCTTTTTAATGTCCCCCTCAAATCCTACATCCTTTAAAAAATCTTCAACACTTGCAATACTGATTGCATCTAATTGTTCTATACCTGTTATACCATCGTTAACTGATTGTAAAGCAGGATTAACAACAGCCATTATATCATC